ATGCCAAAACTCACAGACATGCAGATCCGCGCGTGGATTAAAAGCGGCGAACGATTCGAGGGGCGGGCCGATGGCGACGGCCTATATCTGAGGTTTCGAAAAGAGGATAAAACTCCTTTTTGGCGGTATCGGTACAAGCTGGTGGGGAAGGCCCGCACCATGATGATCGGTTCTTATTCCGATTTTTCACTGGCAAAAGCCCGAGATATAGCGAAAGAGCTATCCGCACGGGTAGCGCTCGGGTATGACGTAGCCGCAGAGAAGCAGGAGCGCAAAGCGGAGGCAATAGCGAAGATTGAGGCCGAGAAGAACGCCATACACGTTTCAGAGCTCGCAGCTGAGTATTACGCCCGCCAGATAGAAACCACTTACAAACACCCGGAGCTTTTCCGCAGCAGCCTGCAGAAGAATATCGTAGCCCTGATCGGGAAGATGAAGGTAGAGGACGTTCGCCCGCGGCACATTGATAGCGTCCTACAGGATGTTTTAGAGCGCGGATCTCCCACGGTAGCTAATGATGTACTTCGCATGCTCAAACGCCTGTTTGATTATGCTGTGGTGCGTGGAATGATAGAGGTTAACCCGGCGATATCCTTTGGTTCCAAAGATGCAGGCGGGAAGGAGCAGGGGCGCAAACGTGCGTTAAGCCGTGATGAGCTGGTTATGTTCTTCAAGGCGCTACGCCGCGGCCGCGGAATCAGTAGAGAGAATGAGCTGACGTTCAAGATTATTCTGGCGCTTGGGGTGCGTAAAATGGAGTTGTGCGCCGCCGAATGGTCGGAGTTCGACCTTGATAACGAGGTGTGGCACCTCCCTGGCTCGCGGGCAAAGAATGGTGATGACATCGATATTCCGCTGCCGGCGCCAGTGATCGAATGGATTAAAGAGATTCGACTTTTCGCCGGCGATAGCCGTTGGTTAATTCCGGCCAGACGCGCCAGAACAACGGCTCACGTTAGCCGGGCCACGCTGAATATGGTTATGCCGTCCGTTTTGAAAGAAATGGCTGACGTAGAGCCGTTCAGTATCCACGACCTACGGCGCACCATGCGTACGCAGATGGCGGCAATAGGTATTGACCCAGTAATAGCTGAGCGCTGCTTAAACCACAAAATACCTGGCATAGAGGGCATTTATAACCGTCACCAGTATTTTGATGAGCGTAAAGCGGCTTTGGCTCAATGGGCTGATCTGCTAGTGGCATTGGAAAGCGGTGAAGATTACAACGTAACACCGCTAAGAAAAACGAATTAAATGGACAGGTTGAGCCTAATCCGACGGGGTGAAAAGCGGAAGCCTTACCGCCTGGCTCAATTTTCTAAGGTATTGCGTGAAAAGGTAACGTAATGACAAATGAAAGTAGCACCAATGTATGGGAAAAGAACAACATTCCCGCCCTTGAGTATTGCACATTGCCCAGAGCAGCAGAAATCCTAACCTGCAAAGTTTCCGACTTGATACACCTTGCAGAAATTGGCGCAATTGAGTTTTGCATAGCACTCAGAGAGTTTGAAGCCTCGCTACTCCTCCCTTTTGATTGGCGAGATTCTTCTGAATGGGAAGAAAGATTTCCAGGCCTGCATCACTCCGTGCATAAATCAGCACTTAGTAGATTTAGGCCTAAGGCAAGCTTAAGTTATTCAACGGAACTTTCAGAAAAACACATAACCTACCATTATCAAAATGAAGATTCGCCAGGCCTTAGGCGACCTCTGATATTTATATCTGGACTGTGGTCATTATCAGTCACCAATGCTGAAATTTCATTTTTTCGGAAATTATCTATAAATCAAGAGGTTTCATTAACTGCTTTAGATTTTCTGCTTAAAGAAGCAGATGTGCCGTTCATAAATAATACAAGCACTGGTAGTGATGAGGTGATATTTGTATCACCTCCGACAGAGCATTTGTATCCTGACGGTGGATTTCTTGATGAAAGTAAATTAAAGAATATAGCCACGCTGACCATTAATGATATTTTTTTAACAAAAAAGCAAATTGAAAAAATCTCCAATGGGCTAGGGGTGGAATTACCTAACTATATTAATGGTGGGGTAATTAAGCCAACAAAAGGAGTTGATGATAGCGAACAATATGCTTGCAATGTAAATCAGAATAAGGTCGGTGAATTTATTGAAATGTTAATTCGATGCGTACCAGAATTAGGTGATGAAGCGATAAACACAAGCGTAAATAATCGATACAACATCTTGAAGGCATTCCTTGAGCAAAAACAGAGAGAGGGTAAGTTCACAGATATGAGAATGCCAAGTTCGGCGACTATAGAAAAGTACTTCAAAATTTGAAACGGAGAGTTTTAAATTTGCAACACTAACGACGGAATATCACCTTTAATTCCTGTAACGAAGCAACAACGCTCATACAGGAGTTACAGGAAGCATGTTCACAGACACTATCCCCACCAAAGGTTACATCCGCCGCTTTCGCCTAGCCAAACTGCTGGGCGTTAGCGTATCCACTATCGACCGTAAAGTGCGCAACGGCTCACTCCCGCGCCCGGTGAAACTGGGTGATAAGATTACCGCATTTGATGCGGTGGAGATACATAACTGGCTGGCAGAATGCCGCGGGAAGGTGGCCTGATGAAAAAAGAAAACCGCCCCGGACAGCAGGCGGCTAACACAGATAATCGCGGATCTGATGTTACGCCAGCCACCAGCTACAAACAAGCCCCACGACGCACACCGAAGAAGCATCGCGCCCGCGTTTATATGCTGCGTACCGGCGTTGAGGGATGGACAGAGAACGATATCTTGCGCTACTGCCGGCTTTCTTCTGGCCGGAACTACGCCACAGAGCTGGAACGTGAACTGAGTATTTGCCTGGAACGTCTGGAAGAGAAAAATCCGGATGGGATCGGCGCTCATATGCGTTACCGCTTTGCGTGCCGCAACGATGTGATGAAGGTTATCCAGTTCGTTAACCACATGGCCGCTATTAATCAGCACCGTGGGCTTTCTGTGCAGGATATTACCGACATTCTGAACCTCTACCCGGACAACCTCACCGCCGCATAACGGAGCCTGACAAATGAAAATCGAAAAAAGCCGATTCAATTCGGAGGCCGCCCCTCAACCTGACGTTAACCAGGGCGTAATTAACGGTAACGACTTTGCCGCTGTTGTCCCTGTTATTTCCGGTCAGATTGGCGGGCGCGAAACCAATATGGCGAGCGCTAGAGCACTGCATAAAGCGCTGGGCGTGGGTCGAGACTTCACCACCTGGATTAAAGGGCGCATTAGTCAGTATGGTTTTGCCGCAGGTGTAGATTACATCACCGTTGAAAATTTGAGCTCACCCGTTTCGGGGAGCGCAAAATTTCGCCAGCAAATCGAGCATGATTACCTTCTCTCGCTGAACATGGCTAAAGAAGTGGCAATGGTTGAACGCAACGAACAGGGCCGCGCCGTCCGCCGCTATTTCATCCAGTGCGAGGAAGCGTTACAGCTGAGTGCGCCAGAAATCGCCGCGAAGTACCGCCGTCACCTCAAAGCCCGCATTGGTGCTGCCAACCTCTTTAAGCCGATGTGCGCTGCTCTGGATGCTGCTCGCGCAGAACAGGGGAAAGAGACGCAAGGCCGCCACTACAGCAACGAAAGCAACATGATCGCCCGCATCGTGCTGGGTGGCATGACCGCTAAGCAGTGGGCGCAGGTGAACGGTATAGACGGCGAACCTCGCGATAGCATGAGTGCCGGCCAACTGGAGCACCTCAGCTATCTGGAGAGCACCAACATCACGTTGATCGATATGGGTATGCAGTACAACCAGCGCAAAGCGGAATTAACCCGCCTGTCTCAGCGCTGGCTGGCTAAACGCATGGGGGTTAACGATGAATAAGCCCACCAGCACGCGGACGCATCTGGCGTCATTTTATGCCGGAGATCGAGACAGCGGGAGAGCACCCTATCAGCAGAATAATTCGCTGAAAAATGAGGGGTGCGTCAGCGGGCCTAACGCGGGAAATTCTGGCGTGTTCAAATTGGCCGGATTTTATGGTTGTTTGCTGGTGGTGATCGGTAACGGTGCCGACCGCCAAAAGAAAAAGGGCAGGATTCTGCCCTTTGGTACCAAAGCCCTGATTCGGGCTTTGAGTCATTCCGATTCTTTGGGCTTCTTGCGCTGCCGGCGTTTGATCTCGCCCTTTGCAGCCGTAATCAGAAATCCGGCCGTACTTTCACCCTCTTCTTTCAGTTTCTCTATCTCTTCCAAATCATCGAGAGGGAGTCTTACCGAAAGCTGTAGGGAGCGATTGTTCTTCCTACCTGTTGCCATTACTGAAACCTCTTGCCTTAGGTGGTGTTCAGTATACACATCAAAATTGATAATAAAACACTTGAAGTGGTGTTCACTAGGTTATACAGTGGTGGTGTTCACCTTATCCACAGCTAAAGCACAGGTAAGGCACAAAACGGCGAAGCCCAGAGGTGCGCCAACACCTTCCGGGCTCCTGACCACCAGCGATAGAATCAGTATCGAGGTAGCTATGTCAAATCGTATCACACCCCTGACCGGGCGGCATCGCTCAGCCCTAATTTATTCCTCAGGCGCTTTCTGGCGCTCAACCGCCACGACAAAAAGGCCAGGCCCTGCCGCCTGTCCGTCGAGGCCGCAACCGAACGTGAAGCCCGCCGTATTCTGGCGCCGCACTTCATCCTTTCTCTGGCTGCTCGCCTGCCGCTGGTGGGGGTGCGTCATGCTTAAAACCTTCCAGATTGACGGGTACGCGGTTAATAAGCGCGGTAACACCGTCGGCATTCACTACACCCTGACCAGCGACAGCCCGGATACAGCCAAATCAACCGCGCAACTACTGGCGCAGCAGGGCGGCTATCAGCACGTTCGCATTACCCGCGTTCAGGAGGTAGCAGCATGAAAATTAACACCATCTGTCGCCATCCTGCAGAGCTTGAGGCCGAGGCAATGTTATTCCGTAAACAGCCTTACCCTGACTCTTTCTCGCTGGCAGAGCGTACCGCGGAACGCATGACCCGCGCCCGCAATGGTCTGGCTCACATTATGACAGAGCTGGCACCACGCCTCGACGATGAGCAAGCGGCCATCGTGCATTGCTGGCTGGATAAAGTCCTGGCGATTGTCGATATAACCCGAATTGATGCAGAGGCCAGTTTATGAGCGGAAAAATCACGATGAAAAGAGATGTTTTCGAGGTCATCACTGATGCTGAGCATGCCATTGGCTACTCCAACCAGGCGCTGGCGGTTCTTGACCTATGGCTGGATAGCGTGGGCATTGAAGACGATACCGAAGCGAACCGTATCGCGGCGGTTCACAGCCTTGTGTGTGAGTCTCTGACCTGGCTTAAAAAAGCAGCCGGTATTAACGAGGAATAAAAATCATGGTGAAAAATAATTCTGGCTCATCTGCCAGTGGTCTCGCTCACCCTGAAATCCTCCACGGCGATAAATGGGCAGATAAAAGCGGTGTACGGGTAATTATCGAAAGCTGCCGGTTCAACAGAGTTAAATTTTACCGCGAAGGCTATCAGTCGCCGTGTATTTACCCCGAGCAGCGGTTTATCAAAGAGTTTTCACTAATACAGGGGGCCGTCCATGAATAAACAATCTTATCCGGAAGCTGGCCCCGATGGCGTTATTACCGGCTCCGGGCTGGTGAGCTTTCTTTCGGTAACGGAAAGCCTTAGCCGCGGTGATTATGACCGCAACCCGGAGGAAGGCATGGGTCTTGCCTGTGCCGCGCTGGATGGCGTGGCCCTGACGTGGTTCGCGGCAGCGCCAGAACAACATGCTGCTCTCTGGCGGTGGATTGTTGCGGCGGCATTTGTCGAGGAACAGGTGAAAAATAACGGAAATATCGACGTGATGTGCGAAGATGGCCGCAAAGTTAAGGCAGCTGTCTATGCCGGGAAATGCGGCGCTATAACCGTTTACCCGGTAGCGGAGCGTGTTGCTCTGGCAAGCCAGGTTGAGGGGTACGCTTTACAGAAATACGGTACTACAACGGGTATGGATCTGGCTATCCAGCATTACCAGACGATGCTCGAATGGCGTGATGGCATTTACTGCCTGTCAGATCATGGCCGGGATATTCTTTCCGATCTGCACGACAACCTTATCGCCACCATTCACGCCAGTGGTGTTCCTGCGATGCCAACGGAGCACTAAGCGTATGAAGCGTGCAATTGAGCTTATCCACGAAGTGAAGCGCCGAACTGCCGGAAGCTGGGAAAGTGTGCTGCCGCAGTGCGGGGTGACGGTTCCGCCGAAAGGTCGTCACGGACCCTGCGCCATCTGCGGCGGTTCTGACCGCTTTCACTTTATTGACGACCACGGCGGCGGCGAGTGGCATTGTCGCCAGTGTGACGAACCGAATCATGGCGACGGTCTGGATCTCATCGCCAGAGCGCACGGTATTACCATAACCGCAGCGGCGCAGAAGGTGGCCTCTGTGTTGGGTGTAGATGCCCGGACACCGGAACCGAAGTCGGCCAGAGAGAAGCCTCAAACGGATATCGCCGGGAAAGTCGCCGGGATGGCCGCTAAAGCTGCGTCCGGACAGTCAGCCTATCTCACATCAAAGGGGCTTCAGTGCCCCTTCCCGTTGATGCCTGACGGGTCGCTGCTGATGGTGCTGAAAAACGGCGCTGGCGCTGTCACCGGCGCACAGGGGATTAAGCCAGACGGCAATAAGCGGCTGGTGGCCGGAACGGTGAAGAAAGGCTCCTTCTGTGTGGTTAATTCCGTTGAATCGCCGGAAAAGGTGGTTATCGCTGAAGGACTGGCAACCACGCTCTCAGTTAACCTGATGCGGCCCGATGCGCTGGCTGTCGTTGCCGTTGATGCCGGGAACCTGCTGCCCGTAGCGGAGGTTATGCGCCGGCGATACCCTGAGGCGCGGATCATTATCGCTGCCGATAACGACATAAAGCCGGGAGAGCCAAACACAGGCAAAGAGGCTGCGGATAAAGCTGCTAAAGCCGTCTCTGGCTGGGTGGCTTTACCGCCAACAGTGAAAAAGGCCGACTGGAACGACTACCACCAGCAGCATGGCCTGGAAGCCGCTACAACGGCGTTTAAGAATTCGATGTATCAACCGCAGGAGCCTGAAGTGTCCGCGAGACTGCAAGTGATCAACGGAGGGAAGAAAGGCGCATCAAAACCTGAATCTCTGCGATCTCATGTCGAAAGCCGTGCTGACGGTATTTTTTGGGTTGAGCCAAAATCAGACAAAGATACCGGGGAAATAACTACCCGTGAAAGCTGGCTGTGTTCTGCTCTGGAGGTCATAGGTACTGGCATAGATGACAGTAAAACCCGGTATCTGATCCTGCGCTGGCGCCCATTCGGTTCGAAGGGGGATACTGTCCAGGCAATACCATTTGCTGATATCGGTGAACGCGAAGGCTGGCGAACGCTCAAGGCTGGTGGGGTGAACGTCACAACCAAAAGTGGTTTACGTGCAACGTTGGCCGACTGGCTGCAGAGCTGTGCCAATGGTGAGGTATGGCGCATTGCGCATGCTACGGGCTGGCAGTGTGGCGCCTACATCATGCCTGATGGCGAGATCATTGGTACTCCAGATCAACCGGTGCTGTTTAACGGACGAAGTTCTGCCGCATCCGGTTATACCACCAGCGGTACTGTTGAGAGCTGGCGAGAGTGCGTTGGACGTCTGGCCTTTGGCAACTACTCGATGATGACTGGCGTGGCCGCAGCGCTGGCAGCTCCTTTGATTGGCCTTGCCGGCGCTGATGGTTTTGGTATCCATCTCTATGAGCAGTCGAGCGCGGGTAAGACCACCACTGCCAATGTGGCCTCCAGTCTCTATGGCAATCCGGATGTGCTACGCCTCACCTGGTACGGTACTGCGCTGGGGCTGGCGAACGAAGCCGCCGCACATAACGATGCGCTGATGCCGCTTGACGAAATTGGCCAGGGTGCTGACCCGGTGGAGGTCTACAAATCGGCATACGCACTGTTTAACGGCACGGGTAAGCTGCAGGGAGCGAAGGAAGGCGGAAACCGTGACCTGAAGCGCTGGCGTACTGTGGCCATCAGTACCGGTGAGATGGATCTGGAAACCTTCATCGCGAGCGCCGGTCGCAAGGCTAAAGCAGGCCAGCTGGTTCGCCTGCTGAATATCCCGATGCGCCGGGCTGTTCGTTTCCATGAACATGCCAACGGCAAACACCATGCCGATGCCCTCAAAGATGCATACCAGCATCACCACGGAGTGGCTGGGCGTGAGTGGGTGAAGTGGCTGGCGGACCACCAGCACGAGGCTGTAAGCGCTGTCAGGGCAGCGGAAGAGCGCTGGCGTAGCCTGATCCCGTCGGATTACGGGGAGCAGGTCCATCGTGTTGGCGCCCGGTTTGCCATTCTGGAGGCCGCACTATTGTTAGGTAATGTGATCACCGGCTGGGATGAGCAGACGTGTCGGGATGCCATTCAGTACAGCTATAACGCCTGGCTGCGCGAGTTTGGTACCGGCAATAAAGAACACCAGCAAATTATCGAGCAGACAGAGGCATTCCTGAACGCCTACGGGATGAGCCGTTTTGCACCGTTCCCATATGACCCGACTAGCCTCCCTATCTCCAACATGGCGGGATACCGGCAGAAAGGCGGGCACGAGACTGACCCGATAGTGTTCTACACCTTCCCGGCAGCCTTCGAAGGGGAGATCGCCCGCGGCTTTAACTCCCGTCAGTTTGCGGAGGTATTGAAGAAAGCTGGCATGCTGACGCCACCGACTTCAGGCCGGGGATTCCAGAGAAAGTCGCCACGCATTGATGGGCGACAGATTCGGGTTTATGTCCTGCAGTATCTGCCGGACGACGACCAGCCAGAGTAAAAGCATTCTTCCATGTGTGTAGTTTAGGTGTTGGTTCAGTTGGTTCAGTTGCCTCAGTAGTTATATATATCTGTTTAATAAGGGTTCTGGTTTAAAAAATGAACCAACATTGAGGCAACAAACGGGCATTTTGAACCAACACAGAATCAGGTACAGGGCATCAGAAGAGAGGATCACAGCTATGACAGCTCAAATTTCAGCATATGGCCGGCTGGTGGCCGACCCACAGACCCGAACAACCGGGAAAGGAACAACCATGGCTACGGCCCGTCTTGCGGTAGCTCTGCCCTGTAATGTCGCAGAGAACGGAGAGGCTACTTTCTGGCTGGGTGTCATTGCCTTTGGTAAGCAGGCTGATGCTCTGGCCAAACACCATAAAGCCGTATCACCAGATTAATTCGCTGTTGTTACGCGGGGAGAGCGTACCTGATGCCTAGACAAGCCATCGCCGAATCACCGGGCTGGCATCAACCTACACATGCAACCTGTAAGTACGACTAAAGCCGTAAAATGGTATGGTCGACAATGCGATTTTTTTTGGCGTGATGTGCTTTACGGCTAGCAAAAAACGATTATTGGTTAACATTATTGTGTTTTATGTTTACATAAAATGGTTTATGATTTACATGTGTTCGAAAGGGATGACTCTTTTTGAAGTCATCAATTTTTCCGGAAAAGGTATGAAAGTGTTAGTTGACGATATTGTTGCTCTTATAGAAGCGTCTTTAGATGCAAACTATTCTGAAGTACGTAGTGTGAGCAATCGAATTGCCAAAGCTATAAGTACCGATAATATGGATGGTGCGAAAAAAATAAAATCTGTTTTACGACGTAAGGGGGTGCCGTTACGTAGTTCAGGTTACAGCGATAGCCTACCCGTTGATCCAAAGTCAAGAATGCCCTTGGTAGAAGAGCATCAATGGCCTGTCACGCCTCTTTTCTTAGAGGAGAGCGAACAGGATACCTTTAACACTTTTGTTGAAAGTGTAAAGCAACAAGATAAGCTGATTGCGAATGGACTAGTTGGTAAACTAGGTTTGCTGCTTTCTGGGCCGCCAGGAACAGGTAAGACATTGATTGCAGGACATATAGCGTCACAACTTAATAGACCACTTTATGTGGTGAGATTAGATTCTGTAATTTCTTCACTTCTTGGTGATACAGCAAAGAACCTAAGACAGATCTTTGATTTTGTACCGTCAAAAAATGGTGTTTTATTTCTCGACGAAGTTGATGCCGTTGCAAAAGTAAGAGATGACCGCCATGAAATAGGAGAACTGAAAAGAGTAGTAAATACATTAATTCAAGGTTTAGACTCTCTTGATGATAGTTCTATAGTTATAGCTGCGACCAATCACTCTGAATTACTTGATCCTGCTATCTGGAGACGTTTTCCTTTTAAAATACGTCTCGATTTCCCTTCCCAGGAATTACGAGAGTTCTTATGGAGTCATTTTTTATTCGGTGATAAAGGCCCGATTAAGGAGTTAAAGGCGTTAGGTATTGTTTCAAATGGACTAAGTGGTGCTGATATTGAAACTATAGCTATTTCGGCGAGGAGACAATCAGTATTATCGAATACACCTTTGAATATTCCTTCTGTATTGTTATCAATTATGGACAGTGAATACAATAATTCAGTGATGCCTAACACTAAGGAACCAAGTTTACATACCAAGAAAAGATTGATAAATCTTTTATACGAAGCAAAATCTTTCACACAGACAGAAATTGCCAGCCTATTAGGTTTGAGTAGGCAGACAATTTCAAGCCATTTAAAGGAGTAATGCTATGGCAGATGGTAATAACCGTAAGAAAGTGTTGAACCCTCTACTTTCGTATTTGGAGGACCCTGCGCCAAAAGCGATTAATGGTGGAGGCAAGAATGCTGACGATATTCAGTGGGCTAGGTTAGATATTCAAAAAGAGACTTTAAGTAAAAGTCTTAAAAGTATCAGTGAAAACAAATCTATTATAGCTCACGCTGGTAAAATCCATCTGCTAATTAAAATGTTTGATGATTCATTAGCACCTTCATGGACCCCGACGGATTTATTTGAAACAAATCCTTTTACTAGACTAGTTTCTCCTGCATACAACGGATTTTTAGTTGAAACAAGCAAAGAAAAGATACCTGAAATTATCAAGAAGATAAAAACTGCTAGCAATGATAGAATTAAAGTAGATGTGTCACGACTTGAAAGTATAAAGGCATTTGATAGGAGCGCAGTTTTAAGAGGGAAAAGCTTATCTGACTTTGATTTTAGTAATGATGGAAACCAGTTTAATATTTGGATTTTACCATTTCATGATCCAAATGCGCGCTTTTCGGTTGCTGAGGAGTTAGAGGATCTTGTTGATGAGGATGTTATTACGTTTGGTGAATCCATTTATGACAATGTTTTTGATGGAGAAAAAAGAACCTCTGGTACTCGTTCCTTCAAAAGAAAGTTAAAGCAATATCTATCGCATGGACATTTAACATTTACAGCAGTAGTAAAAAATAATAATGACTTCATAAAGTTAATTGGATCCGGAGCTATATATAGAATCGAACCGGTTAAGAAGGTGACAACTAGGTCATTGCCTCCTGGTGAAGGAGAAGAGCCTTCACCAAAACTGATTAATAAAGAAACCGCTCCCGTTGTAGTTATAGTTGATGGTGGTTGTTCATCGAAGTCTTACTTGCCATTGAATGTGATTAACATTAATCCGCTTATTGATAGCTATCATGCAGATTTAAAACATGGCAATTGCGTAACTTCATTGGTTTGCCAGGGCGGAGCTTGGAATAATAAATTACACTTACCACAATTAGAGTGTAAATTTGTTAGCGTACAAGCTATAAGTAAGAGAGATGTAAGCCCTCAACCAACCACCGAGCAGTTCATTAATTATCTAAGAGTTGTGGCGGAGAAAACTAAAAATGTTTCTTCTGTTTGGAATCTATCATTTAATGAGGCTTCGCCATCCGATAGTGTTGATGAAATTAGTAGGTTGGGACATGAAATAAGTCTTCTGGCTCGCGAATTTAATATATTACCCGTGATTTCAATTGGTAATGTTAACTCTGACAACCCAACTACCTTATGTCCTCCTGCTGATTGTGAAGCGGCATTGACTGTATCAGGTAGAAAAGCATCTATTTTAGGTGAGATCTCTTCACATTGTCCAAAAAGTTTGCGTGGACCTGCTCCTGGTGGAATGAAGAAGCCTGAGCTTTCTTGGTTTTCTAAATTGAGGATGTTAGGTGGAGATGTTAAGACAGGTACAAGCTTTAGTGCGCCCTTGATATCAAGCATTGCGGCTCACACGTTCAAAAATCTAAAAGAGCCAACTCCAGATTTAGTTAAGGCATTACTGATAAACAAAGCTGAAGGTATTGAGCATGATCTTGGCCTAGGTTGGGGGTCTCCATGGAGGAAAGGGAGTTCTATGCCATGGATGTGTGAAGATGGAACTGTGACATTAGCTTGGAATTCTAAATTAAAAGCTGGTAGTGCATATTATTGGAATAATATTCCTATCCCTCCTGAAATGATTGTAGATGGAAAGATTAAAGGTAGTATTATTCTTACTGCCATCTTAAAGCCAGTAGTTTCTGAATTAGCAGGGGATAACTATTTTTCAACAAGATTACAATGTGCACTACAGCATGTAAATAATGCAGGCAAGGCCAAAAATCTTCTTGGTACTATGAAAGAGTCAACCGAAAAGGAAATTGATTCCAGAAGTGAATTAGCTAAATGGAGCCCGATTAGACATCATGGTAAAAGCTTTAAAGGGGTTGCCGTTGATAATAACAAAGTAAGGCTTTATGCGCGTATTTTTACAAGAGATCTTTTCCAATTTAATTATGCGAGTCATCATGAGTTAGATGAACAAGATGTGGCATTTGTTTTGACCTTTAAAAGTCCTAGCGACGATCCATCAATTTACGACTCAATGAAGCAACAACTTGGTAACAAGGTCAAAGCTGCGATAATAGAACAGGATATTATTCTGGATAGTGATGTTTGACTTTGCTTATACATAATAACTTTTTCAAATACAGCTTAACTTAAACCCGTTTCGGCGGGTTTTCTTTTTGCAGCTATTTATCAATGAGTTCTGTCTGGTTGGCAAACTTGTTGTTAATGAATCTCTCTGCAGGAGTGGCATTCTTTACGAAGTGCAGGGTGCTGGGCGTTGCCCTCGTCATTCTGTTCATGCTGGTGGCCATCGCTACGTGGCAGTTTGCGCATTACATGTAGAATCATACCGCCCATGAAAATGCCTATATCTTATTTATAGGCAGAAACGGTGTGTTCTGGCTATGTATAGGCACAGGTACCGTGTTTTTCCTATGAGCTTTACCTACCCTCCATTTTGTTCACTAATCAATCAATTCCCTTTCTGGTAACGATCGAATTTACTCTTTCATATTTTGCAATATAAGTGATGATCATTTCACTTAATGCAATTATAATTACTGTATAAATATCAGGGGGTGGCATATGTCCAGACAAAACGTAAACGTAAAACCGGTATTACTCAGTCACGAGCAGATAAAGGCGCTGAGTGACATTCAGGAGCAGCACCGCAAAACATCCAGTATCGGCGTTGCGCCAACTATCCATGAGATTGCACGCGGTCTGATGGATAAAGCGCTGGCGTCTCTCTCCGACGGAGTGAAAGTATGAATGCTGAAACTCTGAAGGACTTTTTAATTAGCCTGGGCTTCAAAGTAGATGACGCCGGCGCCAGAAAATTTGATGCCATCGTTACCGGCGCGACACTCAAGGCGATCGAGCTCGGCACCAAAGTAGAGCTGGCCGCTGCGTCTGTGGTGGCCTTTACCGCGAAAGTCGCCAGCGGTCTCGATAACTTGTACTGGGCCTCTCAGCGCACTGGCGCAACGGTGCAGGGCATCAAGCAGATCGGCTTTGCCGTCAGCCAGATGGGCGGCAGTGTGGATGCCGCCCGCGGCTCTCTCGAAAGCCTGGCTCAGTTCATCCGTACCAGCTCCGGAGCCGAGGGTTTCCTGAATCGCCTTGGCGTTCAGACCCGCGATGCCAGCGGAAACATGCGGGACATGACGACGATCTTTACCGGCGTCGGCCAGCGTCTCAGCAGCATGCCGTACTATCGCGCTAATCAGTACGCACAGATGCTCGGCATGGATGAAAACACGCTGCTGGCTATGCGTCGAGGCATTGGCGAGTACATGGGCCAGTATAACGCCATGAAAAAGGCTATCGGGTTTAATCCTGATCAGGCCGCCGCGGCATCTAACCGCTTTATGACCTCGTTGCGGTCGTTCGGCGAAATGGCCGGCATGGCGCGGGACAAAATCGGCTCTAACCTCGCTGGTGGTCTAGCCGGTGCCATTGATAACCTTCGCCGCCAGATCCTTGATAACTTCCCGAAAATAGAGCGCACCATTAACGCAGTGGTGAAGGGTATTCTTTGGATGGGGGAGGCCGTCGGACGGGTGGTCTATCGTCTGATACAGGCCGCGGGTGATATCCGGGACTGGTGGAAAGGGCTTGATGAAGACTCCAGGAAACTCATCGGCACGCTGGGTGGAATGCTGGTGGCCTGGCGATTGCTGAATGCCGCTATGCTCGCCTCTCCGATTACCTGGGTTCTGGCGCTTGCTGGTGCGCTTCTGCTGCTCTATGACGATTACAAGACGTGGAAAGAAGGCGGTAAAAGCCTCATTGACTGGGATAAGTGGGAGCCGGCGATAAACTTTGCGCTGACTGCCATTGAAAAACTATGGACTGGTGTGAAGCGTCTTAAAGACGAGTTGATTAAACTTTTCGGTATCGACCCTAAAACATGGTCGATTAAGTTCGAATTCGACAGTCTGAAGAAGCAGTTCAATGAGCTGAGCAAGATGCTGGATACCATAGGCAAGCTTCTCAATGCGATTGATGAAGGTCGCTGGTCAGACGCGGCAGCTTACGCCAGACAACTGCTGAATCAGGGCGGCGAGCCGACACCATCAAACGCGGTGACAGACAGCGCCAATAGCGCTGCGGACTGGATTCAGAATAAAACCGGGTTTGACCCCCGCAGTATTGGTCAAGCCGTTACTGGCTGGTTTGGTGGTGAAGCTACTCAATACGGGCAGTCTGTTAAACGACCTCAGGCCTCTAAAGCTGGCGCTCAGCTGCTGGGTTGGATGGCTCCGATGATGGGTAAACTGGAGGCGTTGTATAACCTCCCTGCGGGCCTGCTCCGTAGTGTTGCTCTCGCTGAGTCAAACGGCAATCAGTTTGCTGTGTCTGGCGCTGGCGCACAGGGAATGTTTCAGTTTATGCCGGGTACTGCCCGCGATATGGGCCTGCGCGGCAACGATGTGTTTAACCCGATGAAAGCGGCGGAAGCGGCGGCGCGGTATCTCTCGATGCTCCTGCAGAAGAACGGCGGCGATCTGAATAAAACTCTGGCCTCCTATAACTGGGGCATCGGTAATGTGCAGAAGTACGGCATGGCGCTGATGCCCGGGGAGACCCGTCAATATATCCCGAAAGTGCTCAGCAATATGCCGGGCAGCGGGGCAACGCTGAACCAGGAAACCAATATCCATATTCACGGCGTCAATAATCCGCGAGAGGCGGCCAATCTGGTGGTTGAAAGGCAGAACACTGTAAACAATCGGGCAACCCAGGATCTGGGGAGGAGTAACTGATGGATATTCTTTCAACGCTGTTTCAGCAAAATAGCCGCAGAATCGGGTTAATGGTGCCAAGCGTTGTTGTTTCTGAAAAACACACTGACATGCTGGAGATTACCGAGCATCCCGTTGAACGCCCCACATCTGCTGGGGCTGGTTTTATTGCTGATCATGCGTATCGCCGACCCTCTGAAGTGGTAATGGAAATTGGCTTTGCTGGTGGTGGTTCACTGCTGGATTTCTACGACACCCGAAATATTGGACTGTCGACGCCGCTCAACAGCATGGGCCCGAAAGAGGTTTATGCGGAGCTGCTGAATATGCAGCAAGGTAAGCAGTTGCTCGACGTCACCACGGGCAAGCGGTTGTACAAAAATATGCTGATCCGCTCTCTGGAGGTTACCACTGACCGAACTACTGAAAATGTATTATCGGCCACAGTGACACTTCGCGAAGTCATTATCACTCAGACAAAAAGCATCAAGGTGGCTGATAAAGCCGATATGAAATATGGCGTAAACACCTCAGCCGTAATTAACACCGGAACTAAAACGCCAGTACCGAAAAATGAGTCCATTCTTTCCAGCGTGTTTGGAGGTTAAATGTCCGTATCGGAAATTCCGTTAGCGCCCGATAGTCAGAGTTTTAATATCACCCTAGCTGGCGTTGATTATCAAATGCGCGTGGTCTGGCGCGGGGTATGTTGGTTCCTCGACCTGATGGACAGTACCGGTACGCTGATGATTGGCGGTATTCCGCTGATCACCGGCACTAATCTGCTGGCGCAGTACCATTATCTCGGCCTCGGGTTCTCGCTTTATGTGGTCTGTGATGACCCGGCCAGCGAAAACCCAACGCAGTTTGATCTTGGCATTAAAAGCCACCTGTACGCGAAAACTGAGGATTAACGATGCCAAGAAACTGGAACCGACATTTTGAACTACAGCTCATCGACGATAACGGCGAGGGTATCAGCCTTAGCGACTTTAAAGTTGCCTTTAGCGTAGAGCGAAACGATAACCGATGGCCAGCTATGGCGCTGGTCAAAATCTATAACCTTGCCCCCGAAACCCAGAACCGTATCATGCGCCGTGAATACAGCAAGATAACCCTGATAGCGGGTTATGACGGGCTGGATAGTGCTTCCTCTGATACCGTAAGCGCCAGCGAGGTAGGGAAGGTGCGCTACGTAACAAATGACACCATAAATAGCCCTGATGGCTCAAATTACGGTGTCATTTTCAGCGGTGATATTGCTTTCACTGTGGAAGGCAAAGACAACATTACCGATCGGTACGTCCGTATACAGGCATTTGACGGCGACAAGGCCTTTATGGAAGCGCAGATCAGCACCTCGCTGGCCGCCGGCTATACGCTGAGCGATGAGTACAATTTGCTCATGAAGCACCTTGAACCGTTCGGTATCCGTAAGGGGGTTGAGCCGGTTTTCCCTGGTACAGTCTATCCGCGAGCTGCGTCATACCACGGCCTTGTGAACAACTATCTTTCCCGACTGGCTGATGACCTTCGTGCGACATGGCAATTCAGCTTTGGAAAGGTTGACTTCATTCAGCAGGATGTGGCGAAACACCGTGCAATCGTCCTGAACGCTGATACCGGGCTGGTGGGCATGCCGCAGCAGACCATTGGCGGAGGGGTGAATGTTACGTGTCTTATTAATTCCTTCATTCAGTTACACGGGCTTATTCAGTTGGATCAGGCGTCAGTGTATCGTGCACAGTTGAGCAATGAGCAGGTTTTACAGGCTGGTGGTATTGCGCCGGAACAGGAAATTAACGGCAACCTTGTCACAAGTGGTCTGGCGCAGAGAGAGAATCCGGCGAGTGTTGCGACAGACGGTGTTTATATCGTCCGCTACCTCTCATATCGAGGCGATACGCGCGGGCAGGACTGGTACATGGATTTAGCTTGCGAAGCCCGAGGAAATGCTGACGTTCCCTCATCGTCTTACTTACTCAAACAGGATTCTTAATGAAAAAAGCAATTCTCATTATTGGCATGGTTGCTTCAATGGCGTGCAGCGCGAAAGCGCCCTTAACGCATCGGTATGATTGCGGAGCCTTTCGGTTTGAGATAATCGAAAACTCCATGTCGAAGATAAACGGCGAGTATGTAACTTCACAAAAAATAGCGTCGCTGGGGGAGCGTGGAGCCAAAATAGATATGACCCTCACATCTGCTAAAGACGGTAATTTCTACGGCTTCGAATATGTTCATCCTGACGGCAGCAATAAGCGTTGGCTAAATGTTGAGTTAATCCGCAGTAGCATGGATCAGCCGCGGATTATTGGTACGTTTATGTGCAAACGTGTTGAGAGTTGAGGGGGAAGCATGGCCACAGCAAGACCAATTGAAGATCGCGAGGTGTATGACTCCATCCTGAAGGGGGCGAAACAATCAATTCGTGTGTCAATGCCGGGGGTTATTAAGTCTTTTGACCCGGAAACCGTTACATGCGTTGTGGAAGTCTCGATATATATCCCTAAGCCAGAGTCAGCGGAAGGCAAATCCATTGACCGGCTGGCGCAGGACAATGTTTTCTACCCGCTTATTTTAGATGCGCCGGTTATTTTTCCCCGCGGTGGCGGCTGTACGCTAACGTTTCCCATTAGTGCCGGCGATGAGTGCCTGGTGATATTCGCCGATCGCTGTATCGACTTCTGGTGGCAGAATGGCGGGGTGCAAAATGGCTCAAGGGGGAGAATGCACGATTACTCGGATGCGTTTGTTATCCCCGGCCCGCAGTCGCAGGCGAAGAAAATCAGCGGCATCAGCACTACGGCCGCGCAGCTGCGTACCGACGACGGCACCGCATTCATTGAGGTGTCCGCCGGCGGGGATATCACTGCCACCACCGCCGGCAACGCGACTATTAACGCCCCGGAAATCATTCTCAATGGCAACGTAACGATTAACGGCAACCTGTCGCAGGGCATGGGCGATAGCGGCGGCACAGCGACGATGCACGGCCCTGTTACCGTAACCAACGATGTGACAGCAGGTGGTAAGAGCCTGATGACGCACACGCATGGAGGGGTTGAGACTGGCAGTGGGAATACAGGAGAGCCGCAGTAAGTTATTTTCCTCTGGCTGGCAATACTGGCCACCAGCGATAGGCGCAGGGATGCGCTACCGCCTTCATTGGTAAGAATTGGTAAGGTTAAAACGAGGTTTGCGCGCCACCGGCAGTGGCTCACAACTTTGCGCCTGCGCAGTTCGTACACGCCAATCAGCTGCGTACGTTTAACGTACGGACGTCGTAACCTTTTGATAGAGTCGGTTATCGCGATTCGCGATAAATGGCTAACCCTCTGATTCTTTCGAAAACCTGCACCGCAGGAACTCGCCCAACTGGCTGATAAATCGTGATTATAACTATTCGTTAGGACTGGATCGCGCCCGCCGAGCTCACTGGCTTGCTTGAACTTATGTGATTGAGTGTCATTTCAGCCAGAGCTGGTGGCTATCGTTTTCGACCAAACTCACGATGAGTTGTGAGCTATCACCAGCAGTCATCAGTCCGCACTTTACAGCGCGCATTATTCTGGGTTATATGCGACTATTAACAGCAGTAGATGGCAACAGACGATAATAAACGGCAGGAGATTGGATCATGGCAGTTACAACCCTAAATAGCGTGGCGGACTATCTGCTGTGCTTTGCTCAGGAGCACGGGGATGTTATGACGCCGCTGAAACTGCAAAAAATGGTGTTTTACGCTGATGCCTGGTATATGGCTCTGAACGATGGCGAAGAGTTGATTGCTGATCGGTTTGAGGCGTGGGTACACGGCCCGGTAGCGAGAGATTTGTATATCAGGTTCGCCGATTACAAATGGCAGCCGATCACCCGTGAAATACCATGCCCGGATCTCCCTAAGGGTGTTTCTGAACATCTGGACGAAATTTATAATGTATTCGGCGGATTCTCGGCTTATGAGCTGGAGCAGATGACGCATCAGGAAAAACCCTGGCTGATAGCTCGCGGTGATATTCCATCAGATGCGCCTTGCCGGAATGACATCGACAAAGGCGTAACCGCTGAATTCTACCGCGGCATGATGGATGCCTGAACGTGGGCAAAGGGAAAATCAAGGCAAGCAAGATACCGGCAGCGGGTAATCAAATCGTTGCCGGAACGCCCATCCCCACCACTACAACCCTCAGTTTCTCTTTCCAGTACATTGATCCCGCACATGCTAAGTTCGGTTTTGCGGGACAGGCGACTGCTTACTTTTGCAAGGTGCTGGAGCGTCTTAAAGATATATCAACTCTGACGCCGCTTGAGTTTACGACAAACCGAAATGCGGCTCTCAAATCGCACTGTATCGAGTGGAAAACAACCTCCGAGCCTGACGGCTTTACTCACCTCAACGAGCAGTTCCAGAGCTATACGCCTTATCAGTTTGCCATATCTCGCAATGAGCACGGCCGCATACACGGCTTTTTCATTGGCAATGTGTTCTACGTCGTATGGCTTGACCCCAACCACCAGCTCTACCCCGGCGAATAGCCAACCCATTGTTTATTCCGAAAACCGCCAATGGCGTGCACCGGGCTCATGTAATAGCCCCCGTTTAAACCGGACACTTCACCAGTAAGACATAGGCATAGAGCTATGTTTAAGGAGTGTCCTGTGCAAAGAATCGAAGTGATCACTGGCGAGCAAAAGCGCCGCCGTTATACTCCCGAAGAGAAAGCCCGTTTTGTAGCGCTCGCCATGCAGCCCGGCTACACCGTCTCACTCGTTGCCCGGCAATATGGCATCACTCCCAGTCTTCTTTTTAAGTGGAAACGACTCATGAACGAGGGTGGCAAGTCTGCGATCGCCGCAGGCGACGAGGTGGTCAGCGTCTCCGAGCTCAAAGCGCTGGAGAAAAAAGTCAAACAGCTTGAACAGATGCTGGGACGCAAAACGATGGAAGCCGAAATCCTTCGCGACGCGCTTGAGATAGCCCAGGCAAAAAAGTTGATATCGCGCATGCCATTGCTGCCACCGGACGATATCCCCTCATCCGAATAGCAGAAGTGCTCTGTGTATCGCGTTCGAATCTGTATGACCGGTTACTGGATAAAAGCCAGCACCGGTCAGCCCGCTACAGCAAAGACGATGACGCCCGACTGTTACCGCTTATCCGCCAGATATGCAGCGAGCGGGCAACAAACGGCTATCGTCGCGTGACTGCGCACCTCAATCGTGCGCTGAAGGAACATAACTGGCGAGTTAACCCCAAACGTATTTATCGGATCATGCAGGCGAATAACCTGTTACTGGCAAAATCTGGCCATAAAAAGCCAGAACGCTGCCATACCGGCAGCGTCGTGACACTTAAGTCGGATACGCGCTGGTGCTCAGATGGCTTCGAAATCCGCTGCTGGAATCGGGAAGTCGTGCGGGTGGTGTTCAGCCTTGACTGCTGTGATCGTGAAGCCATCAGTTGGTCGGCCACAGCAGGCGGTATAAACAGCGTTATGGTGCAGGATCTGCTGACAGAGAGTGTAGAAAAGCGCTTTGGAAATACGCTTTACCTGCCACACGCCGTTGAGTGGCTGACCGATAACGGCAGTTGCTACGTAGCGGACGCGACAAGGACGTTCGCTGCTTCACTCGGGTTCATCGTGTGTACGACGCCAGTGCGTAGCCCGGAGAGCAATGGGATGGCTGAATCGTTCGTGAAAACGTTCAAGCGTGACTACGTGTATGTGAATGACCTGCCGGATGCGGTGACCGTAATGGAAAAACTGACAGAATGGATGGAAGACTATAATAACTGGCATCCCCATAAAGGACTGAAAATGCAGTCACCGAGAGAATACAGAAGCTCATTACTAGCTATAAATTAACCGTGTCCGATTTAGCGGGGGCAACTCCAGCTCAATCTGTATATGGACAAAACAACGTTAAACACGGTTAGAGGTTCCGACGAAATCCGTCGGTAGCTGTGAAGATGATGGAAAGAGCCATCATGAGGAAAATCAACAAAGTCCAGCTTTGGACTGTAAGCCGGATTTGGCTTGCGTAAGGCTAGTGACTCAAAGTCGCGAGGTTAACCGAGTATCTCTGAGCGAGTCGGATAGCCTACCCTCTTTAAGAGGGTCAGTAGATACGGGGCTGGACTAAGTTATCCACATAATGGAAATCATAAGGCAACTCACTATCTCCGCATTTCATGCGGCCTAAGGGCATAAAATCGCAGTTTTCATTGAAAATGGATAACTCCGCATTTTTTTGAAGTTTTAATTCCGCACTCAAACGCAGACAGGCAGCGGCCCCGGAGGAGACTTTTAGTCAGAATTATTCCGCACGCAAAATGCGGAGAAATGATTTTGAACAAAAATTAAACAGTGACTGATTTCAGGTAAGCGTATGGCCAGAAAAAATAGTTTTCAGAAGGCCTACGTCGGTATCGTTCTGGACATGGCTTTAGCCCTGCCAATGTATGCAAATGTTAACGTTTTTCCGTGTCTGGCTGGTGGGCGAATCTTTACATTTCTTGGTGCTAGAGGGCTGACTTAGTTTCATCAGGGTAATTGCGACAAATTGCGACGTTCTGTCCTGATACGAACGGAGCTGAATAGCGAAAAATATAGACGTTTTCCCGGTTGTTCACCCGAGACTCTACGAGCAGAATGTTTACAAATGTTGGTGTTCAGACGTTTCTCAAATGCCGGCCCACTGATAGGATCAAATAGTAACGTTTTGGCGAAATTCTCCCTTTCCAGAAACAGGTGGCTAACATGCTTAAATCTGATGTCATTGAGTCGGCAATTGCTGAGATGGTCACTAAGCAGGGATTCGCATTGAGCGCCGCCGATATGCTGGAGCTACGTTGTAGAGTTGCCGGTACGCTCGCAGCGAAGGAGCGCCACCGCCGGCGGATGACGGCCCCAGCCTACCAGTGGAAGAAGCCGGATAATCCGCGTCGCTAAAACACACGCGTAAATTCGCCTTCTATCGCCCCACCAGCGCCATCTTTATCGTGCACCACTGAAACGGTACCCGGAAGGCCATAACGGACGACTGTAGCAGTCGTCTCGCCGCCCAGAACGATACTCCGCGCCTCACGGCTACGGTACCTTTCCAGCAACCCGTCTTTCACCATTGCTTCAAGCGTTCGCCTGGTGGATTCGAGCCAGTGCCGGTTATCTTTGAGACCCATACCATGTAGCAGGTATGCTACGCCGGACACATCGAGCGGAGGTGCGCCGATCTCGACCGTCACCCATTCCCGGTTATCCGGCTCAAAGTAGCTGAGTATCGTCTTTTTGCGGCTGGTCAGTCTCATGCTGGAAGATTCCTTAATGTAGGATAGTGCTATCATACATTAACAGAACGCCAGCAGGGTACATCCAGAAGTACGCAGACTGGTACGCAGGTACGCAAAAGTGGTACGTAGTGCGCAAAAAAAGTGCGAATTGCGCAGTTTGAAAAATAACCGCGCAAATAGGCCTGTAACCCGCACCAGCACTTGTTTTTAATGGTGATGATTCGCAATATTTGTGCGCAATTCGCAGATTTAATGCTTAGAAATGCCAGGGTTTCAGCGTTCAATTGCGCAATAATTTGTATCGGGATGTACCGTTTATGCCGCCAAGAGGCGTTAAATGAAAAAACCTGACCAACAATCAAGATCCGGATGGGGCGGAAAGCGTACCGGCTCTGGCGCACCCTATGGCAACACGAACGCGGTTAAGCATGGAGAACGTAGCCGGCGGGCATTTTTTCCACTGGAAGGCGGAGATGAGCTCTCCCCGCTGGTAAAGAACAGGGTGCGGAACCTCTTGCTGGCTGAACACCTCGGCCTGCTCATACAAAGCGACCCGGAGTACGGAACAGAGGCATGGCGGGAAATGACGCTTCTCTACGGGATGATGAGCCTGCATACCGACCGCATCATGAGGCTGGAGCTGATGAAAGCAAAGGCTGACCTGGCCCGCGCCAGACTGGAGCTGATAAGGCTTAAAAAGCGTCTGCCTGCCAGATGAGTGATTTGCTGGCTGGTGGTTGTGAGAATTCTGGACAGTTCTGGACGGATGGGGAATATGGCGACATTAAAGGCTGAGTGCAAAATATTTATTGTTCAATCCATTGCGTGCTACGAAACGCCTTCTCAGGTCGTGGAGTCCGTAAGGGAGAAATTTGGTATTAAAATCACCCGCCAGCAGGTCGAATCACATGATCCGACGAAGGTCAGCGGTAAGGGGCTGGCTCAAAAATGGGTAGACATATTCAACGCTACCCGCGCGCGCTTTCTCAAAGAAACCTCGGACATTCCGATCGCCAACAAGGCCTATAGTCTGCGCGTCCTCGACAGAATGGCTGTTAACGCTGAAAGCATGAATAACTACGGAATGACAGCCGACATTCTGGAGCAGGCAGCCAAAGAGGTTGGCGGAGTGTACGCCAGCCGGATGAACGTGGAGACTGCAGGCAAAAGCATCAGTGACGCTTAGGCTAGGGCAGCAGGGCTCAACCCAATAGAAGCCGCAGACGCCTACAAAAAGATGGTGATTTGAATATGGATGATTTTAACTAAGATTCAGCCACCAGCCTGACCTACCTTTTCTCGCAGGATGCCACCTGTAGTTGCGTAAGATCAATGTTGGCTAACTTTTCAACGAATACCTTGGATGTTCATCTAAAGCCCGGAGAGAGCCAAATGAACATCAAGTTAGTCACTATTTCCGTACTTGCAGCTGCTTTCGTCTTTGTGTCAGATATTGCCATCGCCAAATCGAACCAGTTAACTGATGACCAAGTTAAGCAAAGAATTATCGACGACTCTATAGCATCCTACCCAGGTACCTGCGCTTGCCCATTCAATACGGCACGGAACGGAAGCTCATGCGGCCGCCGCAGCGCCTGGAGCAAAGCGGGAGGATATTCGCCTGTCTGCTATAAGAAAGAGGTCACAAAGGATATGGTAAAAGAGTGGCGCAAGCAGAATCAGTAA